ACAACCATTCCTATAATTTTATTCTTAACACCAACCAGATTAGTAATAGATACACCGTGGCTCTCTACTGTAGCCTCTAGCAGCTCAGTACGTACATCTATTCTTGTAGTCATCTCAAGTAACTTATCTAATTTGTCAGAGTTATTCATACCTATTCCTAAGTCGGTGTAACAGCAAAGGTGAAAGACACTTCTCCTATGGAACCCCCAGTTGTAGGGATATCCACTTGTACACGATCACCTATAGCCAGTGTGTTAGAACCAGAGGGAGTAGTATTCACAATCTCACCAACGTTTCCAGTAGTTGCAATCATAGCTCCGTTCGTAATGTTAGTACCGTTAATCTTAGCTTGGTAGGTAACAGCAGAACCATGTGCCTCTTGTACAATAGAAAAGATGTCTGTGACAGTACCGGCGATAGGAGAAGTTGCATAACCAACGGTACCAGCCCCTACGCTAGTGGTGACAAGGACTTGAAGGGCAATAATATTAGATTGAGTAGTCCAAGAACCAGAGCCACCCCCGTCAGCCACATAGACTTGACCAGAGGTAGCACCGGATACATCTTTGGGTTCGTGTAGGTTAGCGTTGCCTATATTCTTATGTTCAACGTCAGCCATCTGTTATCCCCTCTATGCGTCAGCCATCAGTCCATGCCCTTCTAAGACATCTAGGACAGCATTAATCTTTGTGACAAGTAAATCAATCTGTGTGTCAACGGCAGCATCCACGGCAGCATCGACAGCGGTATCAACAGCAGCGTCCACGGCGGCATCCACGGCAGCGTTGACAGCGGTGTTCACTGCGGCATCTGTGTAGGTGTCACTAGTACTCAAAGCAAGAGCTGTAGCAGTGGCAGTGGAGGTGGCAGTAGCAGTAGCGGCAGCAGCAGGGTCAGCAACGAAAGCTATTTGATCTGAGACTACCACATTACCGTTGATTATAATTTGTTCAATCTCAAGGCCTAGGTCATCTTGGTCTGCTAAGTCTGAACCTGTTAAAATTGTAGGGTTAGCCATATTAGTTTTCCTTATAGGGTAAGTCGGAGACCCCAAGTTTTACCCTAGGGTCCCCTTATTTACTTAAGCAGTTGGTAAGAAGTACTCGATAATTAAAGTACCTTCACCCGCAGTAAAGTCCGCAGTCTCGACGTGAAGATCAATGTAGGTATCTTCTGCTAGAATAGTGTTAATCAAAGCACCATCACAGGCAACTTCATCACCAATAGCATCGATAGCAGTAACGGCGATTTGCACGTCAATACCATCTGCGTCGATTACAGTACCGTCGTTTTCACGTGCACCAATAGAGAGCGTAGCAGTCGCACCAGCAAAAGCAGTGGTAACGATCAACGTTGCACTACGGATGAGCGCACCAGCCTCAATAGCGGCCATAGGTACTGTCGAAGCGAGAGAGGAACCAGCGGCCACAGTAGGGACACTACCTCCAAAGTCTACTTCAGTATAGTGTTGATGGAAAGCTCCGTCCGTTTTAGGGCTACCAGTCTTGGCATCCTCACTCTCAGAGAGACCGTACATGTGGGTCAGACCATCAGCGTTTTCAAAAATAGGCATAATATAAACTCCTTCCTATTAACCAACTTGGTCGGTATCAGTTAAACAAACAACCAAAGTCTCTTCGCGGAACAGATCCACACCATAACGAGCAGTTGTTACATGCTCCTCACGTTGCTTGTCCTTGTTGAACTCACTGTCAACTTGAGGCATCTGTCTCCAAGCACCGATAAACGGCATCTCATCCGCTTCAGCAGTGAAGAATAGGTTTGCTTTACCAGCAGCAGTCGTAAGACCATCGATAGTCTCGTTAGCATCCGCCAGTCTTTGACTAGTGAACACATCGAAACCGTAGACGTTCTTAACAAACTTCATACCTTTACCAATACCATCCGCGATAATACCTTCCCAACGAGGGTTGTTAGAAACGTTAACGAGGTTAGTCTGGGTGTTCAGCTCAAACTCAACAGAAGGATCAACAATAGCAATCAACTTACTATCACTAGCGTTGGCCTGTTTAAGAGCGTGGAGAGCACGAGCGAAGTCAGTAGGGGCAATCACTTCGTTTGTACCAGAACCCACGAACCTATGGTCACCACCGTTAATAGTGTTTAGGTTGCTAGCTGTTTGATTTGCTGAGAGACCCAGAATATCCTCTTCCACACGAACCATAATAGCACGCGCTTGCTTAGGAACAAACTGAGAAGTTAGCTGAGACATATAGAACTGATCCTGCATAGCCTGTTTGGTAATGAAGGTAGCGCTTGATAGGTACTCAGTGATAGAGAATGTGAAGTTACCAGTATCCAAAGCACGGTATCTGATGCTTTCATTTTCTCTGTAGTCGTCGGCTTGGAACTGACCGATAGATGGAATATTAAACGTGTCTCCATCAGGGAACTCAGTCATCCAATTTACCCACATGGTAGCTTGTAGCTCATCCTCAAGAATATCTTTTAGTTGTGAGGACCAGACTAGAGAGCGTACCAGATGAGGAGGGGTATCTTTTAAAAATCCCGCCATAGTTACTTACTCCTTGTTAGTAGTATTTACCCTCGAAACCTAAAGCCATAATTTTCTTTTGGACTTCGGGGGACATCCAGCGATCCCGATCCTTACGCCTCATATCATCGAAATAAGGTTTCTGGTTATCAGTATCGCCACCAGTGTGATCTAGAGCACCTGTGTTAACATTACCTTCTTCATAAACTGGATCAGGTACACGAACTTTTGGAACTTCAATACCCAGAGCATTCAGGAAAGCTTCAGGAGACTTCTCAGCCACCTCCACTAACCATTGTCCACTAACACCTAACTCTTCTGATTTCTGTTTAAGGAACGCAGCAGCTTTACTAGGGTCACCCAGCTTGGCTACGAGTTTAGCGTTGGCAGTCTCTCGGTTTCTATCGGCTCTTTCTTGTTCTTGTTTAGCGGTTACTCTTTGATCTACTAGGCTAACAATATCTTCAAGTTCGTATGACTTAGGCGCGGGTTGTCCACTGTCATCAGAGGGTGTCTCTTTGTCTTGTTCATTTCCTGTAGCCTTTTTGATCTCTTTAAGAATGTCTTCGGCAGCGAGGCGTCTGTCAAGGTTTCCCCTAAGGTCTGCGTTCTCTTCCTTCAACTGTTCAATAAAGCGATCACTCTCAAGTTTTCCTTTTGCTAGGTCTTCGGCAGACTTAAACTTCTTGTCGTCTCCAACCAAGTTACTTAGAATACTTTCATCCACAGCCGGAGCCGGGACATCTTTTTGATCCGGGGTCTTTAGATCAGCTAGTACATTATCTTCAGGCATGGTCATCCTTAATGTTTAATAGTTTATTTACTTCCCGTATGGCTTCATTATACCCGTTGGTGTGGGCTTGCCTATGGGACCAAGAAGGGCACTGATAATAATCAACTAGTGTTACATCTGTTTCCTTCGTTTTTTTATCCAGTAGTACCTTCAGTCTGTTTAACACTGGGGCGCTACTTTTGATAAACTTTATAAAATCTTCTTGCTCTTTACCTTTTAGGTGTTTAAACCAAGCGACGTTCATCTATAGTATATCCTCTGTTGGGGTAGCGGCTGCGAGTTCGGCTTGTTCATTGGCTTGCGTAGCTAACTTCTGTGTCTCTAGTTGTTCAAACACTCTTATGTTATCTTTCACAAGACCAAACCTCTCTAGGCCTAAAGCTTCCTCCATGATCTTAGCAATCTTCTTACCGCTTGTGTGTACTTTAATAGCGTCATCTATACCCACTGGGCTGTTCAAGAGAGCAACTAAGTTCTGAGCCAGTAGTGCGCGGCGTTTAAAGTGTGACGAACCTACAGGCCTTAGCTTACCGTTAGCTTCAAGGTCATCCTTCTGAATAGTCCTAAAGGTTACCACGTCAATATCTGAACTAAGTATCTTAAGTAACTCTGGCTCAACCATGCGCTGTCTGCCGATGGACAAAAAAGAATTAAGGATAGGCTCTACAAACTCCTCTTCGAAATAATCTGTCTTACTTTGGAACAACCTATTAGAAGCGTTGTCTAGTGTTTGTACTTCAAAGGCTGTCTTCTCTCCCGGTGTCCTAAGCCCAATAGCTTCTCTAGGTGCACCAGCCATCTCTTCCATACGCCTCTCTATGATATCAATCTGTGTATCAGCAGTAAGGGCAGTAGTGTCAGGAGTAAGGTAAGTAACATCTCCCTCATCCCCTATAAAAATATCTTCCCCCGGTGCTCCTTCAAAAGCTTCTACGTCTCCACTGATCTTCCTTATAGGGAAACCAATCATGTCAAACGCATCAGCCCTAAGGTTTTCGAGATGATCCATCCTATACTGTAGACCAACAAGGTTATCGAGAGGACCCATAGCATAAAGGTTATCAGGACGAAGACGCCAACCAGCATGATAAATATGATCGTCCCCCATCCAATCGTTAACAGGAGCTTTCGAAATGACAAACATCCTGTCGATAATAACGATCTTATAGTTTTCCAAGAGTTCATCATTAGCGTCATCATATAGATCCCCATAAAAAGTTAGGACTTCAACGTTGTCACTACGTAGGTATTCTTGGTAAGAAGAGAAGCCATCTACACTGTACTCTCCATCTTTAAATACATCACCCTCATCAAGGTTACCAACCTCACCACGTATCATCTTAGCTCTTTTCAAAGCCTCTTGAGCCAACTTATTATCAGGGTCGTTCTTAACCTTCTTAGTAAGCTGGCCTATGGAAACAAGGCTACGTATAATCTTAGGTGTCTTATCAAATTCTGTAGCAGTAGGATCAAACTTAATATCAAGAGGAGAGATACGCATAAGCTTAGGGCCTACATATCCACCTAGTCTTTCCCCTGTGTCTGGATCTTCGATAGTCTCGTTAACAAACTTAACCTTAGCAAAGCAATTACCATAATCAATCCAATCTAGAAGAAGCCTAGTCATCATCTGTTTGAACTTAGAGGCCTTTGTTTTATTTCGTACGAAGGCTTGTATGGTTTCTTTTTTCTGCTTAGTATCTGAGTTCTCGTCATCACCTTCCCAAACAAACCAGTCGTCATTAGGGAACAAAGTAGCATCGTAAGCTGCAAACAAAGTATCTCTTACTTGGGTTAATTTAGGTATAGTCGTGGTGTTGCGCCAAGGTTGCGAGACTTGTGCAGTGGCCGAGGTGTCTGTAGCAAAAAGAAAGTTCCTCTTCTCCTTCTGTAACTCCAACCAAGGTGAAGCAAGGATAGTCCAAGTATCCCAACTGTTGCCGATGGAGTGTGCGAGGTTTTCTTTAGAAACTAAGTCTTCGATATCTAAGGTTTTTGGTAACAAATCTAAGGTATCCTATGTATGCTTAACAGCTATTATACCACAAACAAAGTATTATGTCAAGTCTTTTATGAAAATATCTACGTGTACCCACCAAACCTAGAGGTACGTATTACGTTATTCTTAGGTTTTAAGCCCCTTCTTTGGTGGCCACTAGGGGGTACAGCTATGTCTATAACAGCAGCAAGGGCATCTTTAATATCGTCGTGTGGGGGTTTCTGTAGGATTAACTCTTCTTCAAGCAGCTCACAATTACCTCCCCGGAAGTGCCAAATACTCTGGTTAGCATAACGCGGTTCGAGGACAGCAGCCATTCTCTCTTCCTTTGAACCTTGCGACCTTGTAGGACGATGTTCATCGATGGACAAAGATAGACCGTGAGGTTTGATATACTCATTCTTTAACTCTTTCACTATGACTACTTGGGCTACGTTCACCTCTGCTCTCAGCTTACGGAACCCCCACTTAATATGCATAGACAGTATGTGAGAGTAGTACACTGAGATCTTATCTGTTTTAAATCTGTCTATATCAAGGACGTAGATGTTGCGATCACAGTCCATTCCGATAACACAAAGAGAAGTACTATCCGCCGTGGACTTAGTAGAAAAAGCGAAGTCAATAGCAGCAAAGACATTCAACCTACGATCTTTAAAGTACCAGTGGCCGTTGTTCTGTGACAGTAGGTTCTTATCGTAGTATTGAAACATGTCTGGTTGTAGAGGGCTTTCAGAACTATCGTTAGGGTTGTTATAATACTGTGCCCTGTACTGCATCTTATCTAGGTACTGTGCTCTTTTCTTAGCTAGGATAGGTGTGTTAAACCCAAACCACTTACCGTCCATACGCTGTTGTCTAGGCCAAAGGAACTGACCTGTGCCATCCCCTCTATCCTCTACTTGTCTTTCAAACACTTCGTACAAAGGATCAGAGCCTACTACATCTCCCTCTTCGTCGTACTGTTCCACACTCATCTCGATAAGGTCTTGATACAAATCCCTAGGGTGGTACCTAGTACCTACTACCCATTCTTCAGCTTCAGCACCCTCGATAGAACTAAGGAGTGAATATTGTTCTTGGACCTTTCTTCTACCGTCGGTAGTGTACGCGTTTTCTCTAACGACAACATCATCGAGTACGGCGACATCACAGTGTAATCCTGTAAGGGAAGTCGTAAGCCCGCCCGTGAAAACTGTAGGGTCACGTATCCCTTCTTCTTTTCTGAGTGGATGGTCAATGCAAATCTCCCCTGTTGTCCACTTCTCCCTCTTGCCTTCATCAGGGAGTATATGTTTTGGCCAGTAGTACATGAAGGCATCACTGGTTAAGATATCTTTAACAGCTTTTAATTGTTTCTCTGCTAGGTTTGCGGTGCTGGATATATAAAGAATACGTACATCTGGTTGCCTAGCTATTCTCTGGGCTACTCGGTAACCTGTCATAGCACTCTTACCGTGGTCACGAGGTAACAAAGCCATCTGATGAGAACTAGCGTTACTTCTTTCCCACCACTGACAAAGCTCTTGGTGTACGTGGCCGAGTGCTCGGTAGGGGGCAACAATAGAAATGAAGTACTCAAGGTCTACCTCTGCCCTCTTTATTATCCTTAACCTACGGTGGTACTCCTTAGAGTTTAGTTTTGGGATCGTATGGAAATCCACTGGTTCTTTAGACTTGTTGGTTGCGTTGTTAATAGGTCTAGGTTTGTTATCAGCATACGAAGTCTTAGTAGCCAACTTACCTTTATCCTTTTTTATATACTTTCTAGTCAAACAAGACCCCCTTTAAGAAGCTGACACTGCTGCACCCAATACAACTCTAAGCCAGTCTGTACCATTAGACACACCTAGAGAAGGGCTACCAGCGTCACCATCTGATACGTACACAATCTGTCCTGTGGCTCCTACGGCTGTGGGTAGGGTAGCTACAGTGAACTGTGTGACCCCTAGTGTAGCATTTAAGATTACGTTACTATCCATATCCAGATCACCACTCATAGTGTTAGGAGTAGACCCATCCAGACTAAGAGTGTTTTGAAACGCAGTGTTCAGGTTAGTAAAGTTAGTGTTTATCTGGGTAGTGCTAAAGTGACCCGCAGTTATGTTTGTTATGGTTGCTCCCTTTGCCATCTATAGTTCTCCGATCCTTTGTTTAAAAATATTGAATTCATCTGCGGGTTCTGTACCTAAAGCTATTATACTATCTAAGTCAGTGAGCATTTCGTCCTTAGTCTTTAAGGTACACTCCCCGCCTACACAAACTAGGCCTTCTGTTAAGACGATTTCTACCGTACTGGCGTAACTCATATCTTCTCCTAGTATTTAGCTGTGTAATTAATGTGCCGCCTCGTACTCAAGGCAAGCTGTACAAAAATCTATAGATGCCACTGGTGAAGTGTTGGTCATGTGAAACTCAAAACAAAGGGCTTCTATGTTGGCCCAAGGGTTAGTTGCGTCGTTCGCATCGATAGGGAAAGTAATTCTATACATATCAGCCGCCGCCAACCCATTAGCTGTAGTAAAAGTCACAGTGCTAACTACTTGAGTACTCGTCTGATCTAAAGCGTTAACGTTCCCCGGAGTTTCCACTACAATATAATCGAGAGTAATACTCAACACATCCCCGTTTGTTTGTCCACTTACTAGGGCAAAATCTAAAACAACAGCGCTATCTTGAGTAACATCAATATCCACTGGCTTAATCATAAACACAGAAACTTTATTGTTCACGTTGTTAAAGCGTAAAGCAGGGACACCGGGAGTTGTTCCGACTAATTCCTCAGACGGAGCGTTGACCCCTACCCTGAAATTCTCAATTGTTAAAGCAAACTGACTTTTTAATTTTGTAGCTGTGTTTACTTCACCTTGCTCTGCCATTATCCTATAATTCCTATTGCTTGTAAGTCTGCTATTAAAGTAC